TGTAGAACTGCTTGAGGCCAATGCGCCAGAGAATACACCCGTTGAGTACCCTATTCTCCTTGAAGATGCTTGCATCTCATTCTCAATAACACCAACAAGATTGCGGCCCTGCACAACAAGAGATATGTTGGTACTGGGTGCGCCCCCGGCTGATAGCGAGGCTACATTTGATGCGGGGAAATCAGATATATTGCCGAAGCTCGTGAAGAATGATGGTGCAGATGATATGCCCCTGGAGGCAGAGCTTGACGTTGATGTACTTGCCGCTGATGTATTTTTTTTCACAATATCAGATGCCTTGTTCTTGAGTGCTGTTCCAACAGCAACAAGTGCTGTACCCGCAGCAATAGCAAGAATAGGATTTTTGATAAAGCTCTGTATTGCCTCTCCAGCTACACCAAAGGCAATAAGCGCACGGCCCATCTCTATTGCCATAGTCCCAAGGCTACCAAGCAATGCCCCAGCTGCTGAGTCTATTAGTCTGACACCATTGCCAAGGTTTGTAGCAAACTCAACAAAAACATCACTCTTGAATGTCTCAAATGCATCCGTTAGTGCAAGACCCAGGTCATATAGCTTTTTGCCGCTAAGATCCTCTATTTCAAGACCAACGTTGTGCAGCTGAATACGAAGTGCCGCAAGAGTTTCCGGGCTTCCGATTATACCGTATAAAAGACCACCCTCTTCTCCAAGTCCACCCCTTTGCATAGCAGCAACGGCACCCTGCATCATTTGCAGTTCTTTCCGAAGTGCAACAATTCCAGCTACCTGCTCTATCGCTCCCTCTTCTGTAAAAACAAATGGCTTTTCTCCGGTCAATCCATCTGTGGCGGAAAACAGGGTTTCATATGTGAATACAAGCTCACTAAGTGCCGCATTCTGCCTCTGAAGCGATTGTGCCAAGAACCTGTTTTCTGCTGTCTCGCCAACAGTAAGACTAAGTAAGTCTGACCTTACATCAATTAACCTCTCAACAGTATCAGAGCTGACGTCATATTCGGCAGAAACTCCTTGGGAAACTCTTCTTGCTTGATCAAGGAGCTTTATTTGCTCATTGACAAGATCAAGGCGACCAAGCTGTCGCCATGTATTTAATAGTTTGTAGAGTTGGTATTCCTGCTCGTCAATTTGCTTGTTCAACTCTTTTGAATCAAATGCAAGCCTTTGCGCTCTTAGTACTGCTTTCCCATAAATAGCATTGAGAAGCGTCCACACATCCTCTACTGCTTTAGCCTTCTCTGCTTGGTCCTCAAGGTCATCAACAAGTTCCTCAAGTGCTGGGTTTGAATCTTTAATAGTTGCAAGCCAAGAACCAAAGATTAGCTTATTTTCTCTTAGCCCAAGCCCCGCCTCTGCAAGTTGCGAATGAAGTCCCCTTACATCTCTTCCTATGAGCGCAAAGATTGTGTGGTAGTCTTGCCTCCTAAATGCACTAAGAACCTCGCTAAATTGAATTAATGCCTCAGATGATTCAAACCCAAGTTTTACAAATGGATTGAAAACGGCAGAGGCATTTTTTACCTCTTCTGCCGCAGCATTGGCTGACTTTGCAGCCATACCAAACATATTTCCAAAGAACTCTATTGCAGCAGTTGCAGCAGAAATTAATAACAGCACTCCCCCAGGGCCCTTTAGCGCACCTATAAGTGCTGTCCGCAGGGATTTACCACTTTTCCTTGCCGCGTCTGCTGCAAACAGAAGCGACTGAGACATCACTTGGATGTTGTTGTTAATTGCACGGAAACCCTGAGCTGCACCAAGACTAAATTGTGCGGAGTCTTGAATTGTCTGAGACAGCGATAGAACTGCAAAGTTTGCCCCGGTAGCAACTTTTTTGCTATCCTGAAGAGAATTGTTGCTGTCTTTTGTGGCTTTGTTTACCCTGCCTGTCTGCGATGCAGTTTCTTGGGCCGCACTCTCTACCTCCCTAAGTGCCGACGCATATTCTTTAGCGGCATCTGATGCAACGGGAAGCAGGATTCCAGACTGTGTTACAACATGATTTACGCCCCCCACATCTTTTGTAGAGAGCTTTGCCTCATTTGACAGCTTATCTAAGGCAGTTTGTAACCCCTTAATGCTTCTTACTGCTTGAGAGGCATCAGTTGTGATCTTAATGGTTACATCCTGCTGGGCCATTACTTTTCCTTGATTTTATAGCCGACGCCCTCAGTCTTTCGGCGATTGTTCTGCCAAGCCACGGCGATTTCCGTGTACGTGCAATGCTCCTTGATGGCCTTTGACCTTACAGGGTCATCCGTGGCCAGTTCAAGGCATATAATGGTCCATGCGTCAGTCTCGCGCATGAACTTGCGGGCCCAGCCCGCCTCTACGACTCGGCTTTTAGGGTCACTGAAGCCTCGGATAAGGCTGAGTCTCCCGTCAGCCTCTTGACGATCCTCAGTACTAACGTAAAAAAATCCTGTACCACCTTTGTCGGCATACCCGTAATTACGTTATCCTCAGAAAAGTCAGGCAGTCCAGCCAATACTTCGCGGCAGACCTTGAGGTCGGTCATGCCCTCTTCTTCGGCCATCTTTATGACTCGTTCCTGAAGCTCAGCAGTAGGGGGTTTGAGGCGGCCCCATTTCCCAGGGGCCACCTCATATTCATTCCCTACTGCTACTTCATATTCCCCATTAATGACTGTATTGATGTCAATCTTAGCCATGATCCCTCTTTAGTTGTTTGTTATTAGCTTGTCAAGCTGGTTACGTCTGCCTCGTTGTATCCAGCTGCTACAAATTCAACAGCAAATCCATGCAGGTAATCTTCCGGGATGCTTAGTGCATCTGCGGTACCGTCAATCTGCTCGTCACTTGAGCTACTTGATGCTCCATTGGTAAATGTAATCAAGTCGCCCCAGTTGCTTGCAACGCCACGCAGAACAATTCGGATTGCTCGTGGCATGGAAGCATCTTCGTCTGCAAAGTTTTTGTAGACGCGGCCTGTAAATACCTGGAAACCGGAGCTTGGAAGTGCAAAAGCGACGCGCTTTGTTTCACCTTCTGTAAACGTGCTGTAATAGTCCGCAGGAAGCATGAACTCAAGCTCAAATGCACAACTTGAAAAGTACGGGCGACCGTTGCCGTCAACGCCATCAAATGGAAATGAGAACGATAGGGTCGGAACGTCAAGCGTTACGCCAACATCAGTCCATGTTCCACTTGCACCATCATTAAGAACATCGTCGTTGGATGCACTGCCAGCCGCAACGTATACCCTCTCAACGTCGCTTACGCTGTGAAGGACTGGCGTTACCCGGATGCGACCTTCATTAAGGATCTGGGTGTCTGCACTAATGTATGTTACGGTTGCGGTAGTGTCTGCCTTGGCGACCATAATGGCATTAAGCTCATCAAATTGGTCAACCTTAAAGGCATTAAATGTCAGCGTCTTGGTCAGCGATCCACGATCTACTGAATGACCGATAGCTGCATCAAAGCTATCCTTTTCTGTTGCAAGGCTGTATCCATCAATCATTTCTGCCGGAATAGTAGCCGTGCTGGTACCATCCGTAAGTGCGATCTGAGTGATTTCGCCCGCTCCTACTTGAAACGTACTCGCCATCGTTTAGTCCTCTTTTTCAGGTTTAGGTTCTTCTATCGGCTCCGCCTTGGCTTTTGCTTTTGGCGTAGGGGCGGGCTTGAAGTGTTTATCGTAAGTTGTTTTGCTGATCCGTCTGCCGAATTTGTCTACCGGGATGTCAAGGGATTTGTCAACCGTGTACTCGGTGCCAGCCTTAAGGCGGACTCCCTCAACGATCATAAAGTGCGGAATTTTGACCTTCATTAGCCTGCCCTCCGGGGCTTGATATTCCATGTAACTAAGAACGCCATAGCGTTCGGGTCGTTGGTCGGCCTTGCACGGCGTGACACAAAGTTGTGTGCCGCTACGCGATCCAACACATCCTGATGCTTGTTGTCCTGATCAAACAGATCAAATGTTAAAGCGTCAGCAATTTCAATAAGTCGGCTGGACATTCCCTTGTAGTCGCCTCTACGTCCCCGTGTAACAACGTGGATATTGACGATCTCTTCCATGTACAGCGGAATGCCAGAGCCTGTTACAACGCCAGGGGTACCTTCTGAGAGGCTAATTACCACAATGCTGTGAACACCTGTGCCAGCACTCTGACCGAAATGCGAGTCAATGGCCTGATCAAGGGTACCATGAAACTGCACAACAGAGTCCACCGCGTCACCAAGCGTCTTTTCTACTTGGCCGTGGATGGCATCTAATACTTCCTGTGTGCTGTGGTAGGCCATTATATTTTGTATACAATCTCGTCGTTGGTACTCAGGGGGCGATACATAGCGTCGTCAAACACGCGCAGCAGTTGCTTCTGCTCTTCTGGCGTAACCCCCATAAAAGGACGGGCTGGCACACCAATGCCATATTGGTGATTCTGTGCAATCTGAATGTTTTCTACACCAACAGGTCCAACCTTTATTTCTACCCTGCCCCTTTCATCAAGTACGGCCTCCTGATTTGTAACCCTAATGCTGTCAAGCATCCTTTTGGTATCAGTCAGCGTAACGGGCGCAACAGCACCACCCTTCTTTCTCGCCGCATAAGCAGAGCTGTACGGCTTAAATCTATTGCCATACATAGTAACGCCTTGGTTCCTCGTCCTATTGCGAACGTGGTTGGCAATCTCGTTGCCATACCTTATTGCTGCGGGAACGGTGTGCTTGATGATCTTTTGCAGCTCACCAAACAGGTTCGGTGCGACCATTAGCCCACCCAGTTGCGCGGACCCTCAAAGGCAGCCAAGTCCTCGTCGGTAGTGCCGTCCAGTTGGTCAAAGAAGTCGGGGTCACGCATCAAGACGCGCATCAGGGCCGTGAACGTCTCATTAAAGCGAAACTCCATCATCTCAGCACGAGTGAGGAACAGGCTGTTGCCGCCCATCGCCTCTGTCTCGTAGAATGCCTGTACATACTTGTACCCGATCATGCGCTGGATCAGGTTGTCAATGTACGTCTTGTTGATGTCTATCGCCGCATCCATGATCTCCTGCGGGCCGTCAGCGCGTTCCGCGAAAAGAGCGTCGTTCGCAACGATACGCATCTCAATGTACTGCTTGGCCTCATTCAGCCTGTTTGTCTCATTGATGTCGGTGTCAAAAATGCCAAAGTTCCCGTCAATCATGTCAACGGGAGCAATGCCTTTTAGCGTAGCATCAGCAAGAGTAAGGTCGGCCCAAGAACCCATGTCAGTACGGTTTTAAGGATCAGGTGCGGGAGGCCCGAAGGCCCCCCGCTCCGTCACCATTGGATTAGGACTGGTCTACGTCAATGACGATGCCAGCAGTGTCCTTGTCGTTAGCAACAACTTTGTCCCAGTTGGAACCAGTTGCGATTGCTGCTGCGGTCGGGTTGGTACCACCGTTGGCGGTATCCCACTGGTAGCCCTTGATCTCCATGTTGAAAGCATACTCACCTTGGAAGGCGTAGAGGATGTTTTCTTTGAGGATCGTTTCGTCGGTAGCCATGTACGGTGCTTCCGATACCGTCAGGACGGCAGCGTTAGGCACGAGGCCAAGAACGTGGTACTCACCGGGCGTTCCAGACGTAGCGAATGCAGGAGCATCCGAGACGAAAGCCGGGAGGCCAAGCGTACCAGCCTGTCCTTCGTACACTGCGAAGTCACCAACATTGCCGGAGGCAACGGAGAGCTGTGCTTCAACCAGTTTGTGGAAGGCGGCACCGTTCATACCCCAGCCACGAATGCGACCAAAGGCATCTCCGAA